CTGGAATAGGCGCGACTGGATTAACTGGGCCTACAGGCGCAACTGGCGTAGCAGGAACATCAATTTCAATCCTTGGTTCTTACGCTACCGTTGGCGATTTGATTGCAGCGCATCCAACTGGCAACGTTGGGGATGGCTACCTAGTAGCTGGCGATCTTTATGTTTGGGACTCAGATTCATCCACATGGGTAAACGTTGGAAACATCCAAGGCCCACAGGGTGCAACGGGAGCTACAGGTTCAACTGGGCCAACAGGACTAGACGGCGCAACAGGAGCGACTGGTGAAACAGGCGCAACTGGATCGAGCGCGGGAGCAACTGGTGCTGGAACGGATTCTATCTTCTGGCTTAACGATCAAACAGTTACAGCATCATACACAGTTCCGGTGGGACAAAACGCAGGAAGTTTTGGGCCAATCACAATCGCAAGCGGTGTAACTGTTACTGTTCCAACTGGTGGAATCTGGACTGTTGTATAAAATCCTTGACACTTTAGTAACTTAAATTATTTTCATAAAAATATGGGATGCTGCAATTCATATCCTCCGTGCCAAGCAAACAATACGAATGTTTGCGACCCGCTTGGCAATACAGATCAAGCATACAAGTTGGTCGTAGAGGATATTGCGTTTTGCAAGAAATCGCTTCCAACTCCAGAGAATGTTTCAGCACTTCAATACGGTGCAAATCTTCTCATTGAATGGAAAGACGGCAGCGAAACCAAACCATTTAGCCTGCCAGAACTGCAAGGAGCAACGGGTGCTGTTGGTATCGTTGGCGTAAAAAGCAATGGCGATTTTGTTTCTTTATATGCCGCTACAGGAGCTACTGGTGCTACTGGCTTTGACGTTATCGCAAACAATGGTTCTGGATGGGGAGTTGTATCTGGTGCAGTAATTACTGGAGTCAGTGACCAACCTAAAGGCGGTGGAGCAAACCGAGTATTCTTTGAGAACGATATTATCGTAACCGATAACTACACAATTTCTACAAACAAAAACGCAATGACAGCAGGGCCAATAACGGTAGCATCTGGCGTCACTGTAACAGTGCCAGCAGGATCAACTTGGACAGTAGTTTAACGAAACAAAATTATGCCAGTAACAATTAACGGAACAACAGGAGTAGTAACGCCGGGAGCAACCATTGGATCAATCAATGGTATTTTGAAATCATCTTCTGGAGTAGTATCGCAAGCGAGTGTTGGAACTGATTATTCGCAACTAACTCTCGCTACTGCACAGACTGCATCTGGAACTGCTGTTGACTTTACAGATATTCCAAGTTGGGTGAAGCGGATTACTGTGATGTTTAATGGTGTTAGCACAAACGGAACAAGCAATATAATTGTCCAACTTGGAGCATCATCAATTGAAACATCAGGATATAGTTCTTCAGTTGTTGCAGTAAATGTTGCTTCCGCTGGAACTCAGTTTACAAATGGATTTGGAATAACTCAAGCGACTGCCGCTGCAAGATCTTATTTTGGCGGATCAATTATTAATTTAATTTCTTCTAATTCATGGTGTCAACTTTGCAATATATCTCAAGGTGATAATACTGTTCATTCTGGAGCTGGTGCTAAAACCCTATCCGGCGCACTTGATCGCATCCGAATTACTACAGTAAACGGCACAGACACATTTGACGCTGGAACAATTAACATTTCTTACGAATAACATATGGCAACATCACTCTCATTAGAAAACGACTCCAGCCTCGCGCAAGGGTATCTCAAGGTTAATGGCTCAACCGCCGCTACGCTGACTACGAGTGGCATTACAGGAAACTTGACTGGTAATGTCACTGGAAATGTGACGGGGAATGCTGACACTGCTACCAAGTTCTCAACAACTACTGGTTCCGCTCCTGCCTATGCTTGCCGCGCATGGGTTAACTTCGACGGAACTAAAGACACGACTGGCGCAACAAGCACAGCAAACACAAATCGACTTATTCGCGCAAGCGGTAATGTGACGAGCGTTTTGAGGAATGGAACTGGTGATTATACTGTGAATTTTGCTACTGAAATGAATGATGCGAATTATAGTATTTTGCTTACTGGTGATACTCAAGGAACAACCACAATAAATGGTGGAAATTTTGCTTGTCTTTCAAGAAATGCCAGACCATCAACATCATCTTTTAGGTTTGAAACATTTGATGCAACAACTTTTAAAGATGTATTGCAAGGGAATGTAGCAATCTTCGGAAACTAATCTTATGCCAACACAAATCACATCCGCAGGAATTACCTTTAATGACGCGACTACGCTGACAAGTGCTATTCCCGTTGACGGCTCGATTTCTACTAACAAGCTCGCCAATAACGCCGTCACAGCCGCAAAACTTGGCACTAACGAGCAGAAGCAGATTTGCAAAGCATGGGTGAATTTTAATGGGACTACATCGCCCGGCACGATTAAAGGAAGTTTTAATGTTTCAAGTGTTACAAAAGTAGCAACAGGATCATACGATGTTAATTTAATATCTCCATTAAGTAATAATTTATATAGCTGTGTAGCTACAGATAACTCAAGGGGGGCTACTGTAGCTTTTCCAAGCACAATATCTAAATTTATTGTTGGAACCTACAATACTTCTTTTTTACCAGCAGATTTTACAGAAGTTTCTGCTATAGCATTCGGAAACTAATTTTATGTTTATCACCTACCCACAACCCAACGGACAAGTCGCAGTAGTCATCCCTACTGGAGATGTATCGATTGCCATTAAAGATATTCCGGCAGGAGTAGAATACAAGATCGTTGATTCTATCTACATCGATAACGACTACTTCAACGCATACGAATTTGACGCTGAAATTGGCGCAAAGATAAACATTGAAAAGGCGAAAGCTATTCACCTTGATAAGTTCCGTGCCGCTCGCGCTCCTAAACTCGCCAAGCTAGACATTGACTTCATGAAGGCGGTAGAGGCTAACGACGAAGAGAAGAAAGCTGAAATCGTTGCAGAGAAGCAAGCCTTGCGCGACGTAACTCTGACTCCGCTTCCAGACGATCTTGAAGGAATTAAAGCCACTTGGCCAGACATTCTTAACTAATGCCAAGCGAGGGTTCAGTATTTGATGGATTCACAAGTATCATAGCACAAGACGCTGATACTCATCCATCATATTTGCCCGAATCAATAGTATCTGAGTCAGTCAATAGAACATTCCGTGGCGGTGTAAATAGAACCCGCCCAAGCATACGTAATATCAAGATATTCGCTGGAGAGAACCAGAGTGAGAATATCGTAAACGATATTGAGAGTGGCAACTTCCAAGGCGCATATCCATATCGCGCTACAAAATATAACTCGGCAGACGGAATACTTATCTCTGTATCTGGAGTAATATATTTCTTAAAGGTAGTAAACAACATTGCATACGCCTACAAGATTATCGATGGGAATGATCCAGCGATGATGCACACTTGGTTCGTTCAAGCCGAGGATAGAGTTTACATCCAGAACGGATACCAGAACGCCATTGCTTGGGACGGAGATTTAAACGTCCCCGCATATCGCCTTAACCCATACAACCAAAAGATGCCAATCGGCACGATCATGGAGTATGCTTTTGGAAGGGTGTTTGTATCTGACAAGTTCAATCAGATTTACGCCTCTGACATTATATACGGAAACGGGTTTACGGACACAACGAACACTGAGAACTTCACGGAGATTGGATACTGGGCAGAGGGAGGCGCGTTCTCAACTCCAGCAACGATGGGGAACATTACTGGCATGAAGGTAATGCCGCAGATTGGCAGCAACCTTCGCGGCCAAGGTGAGCTTGTTGTGCTGACTGGCAATGGAGCATTCTCAATGGATGTTTCTATTCCTCGTTCTCAATGGAACACATCACAGATACAAAGGATCAGCCTGCTTGGTCGTGGTTGCGTGTCTCCTTATGTATCACTAGCCAACTCTGAGCTTTGGTTTAGATCGCACGATGGTTGGGCATTCTACTCAAACAGCCAATCGGAGTTTGCAAGATACTTCTCGCTACGAAAGCTATCTAGGGAAGTAAACAAGTGGGTTCAGAATGATACCCCGTGGCTAAAACAATTTGCGTCAACGATGTTCTTCAACAACTACCTAATCAACACCGTTGCTCCAGAGACAAAAAGGACAGACGATGTTGGGCTTCACAGGTATCACAGGGGGATGGTCGTGCTTGACCTAGACCAGTCATCCTCACCGTCTCCCGACGCACAGCTCTCATTTAGGTGGAACGGTATATGGACAGGGTTCCGACCAACTCAATTACTCACAGCACTGATAAGGGGAGAGAAGCGAGGGTTTGGATTCTCGTTCGATAAAGACAATAGGAATAGACTTTACGAGATTACCATAACGCAAGGTGACGACTTTGGCCCGAACGGAACAAGGAAGATTGAATCATTCTTTACCACAGGTAGATACGATTTTAGCAGGACAGAGCAGACAAACAAGTTTCTCCGAAAGAAAATAACTGGTGGAGAAATGTGGATGAGCGAGATTAAGGGAGAAGTGGAAAGCTCTGTTGAGTATAGGTCTGACAGCAACCCGTGCTGGTCTGAATTGAAGGTTCCAACAACATACGGATGCGACTCATGTTCTCCGGTTGTTACTGACTGCGTTCCTCAACGTGGCGGAAACAGATACAAGCGATACAAGTTTAATACTCCAGACCCATCTGAATGTAATGACCTTGCAGGAATACCATCGGTGGAGGGAAGCGAGTTTCAGATTAAAGTGAACCTAGTTGGATCAACTACAGTTGATCGAGTTAGAATCATGGCGAACATAAAGAACAATGAAGACTCTCCTGTTGGCGACTGCCCAGAAGAAAATCAAGAGTGTGAACCATTTTTATGTTGCCAAGAGAAATACTGGGAATACAATATCGTAAATTAACTTATTATGGACAATCAAGATTCAGCCCCATCTCTAACATTTCCAAATGTTCCAGATGATTTTTGTCCTACTGGAAACTGGGCAAATGTATTGCAAGAGTTTATCGATGAGGTTCTAGCGAACGGAACAGTAAACGTCCCCGGCCTTGGTGATGTAACTCCTGCTGAGATACAAGAAATCAACGATACTCTTGCAGACCTTCAAAACCAAATAGATTCAATTGAAGATAATGTTGTTATCAGAAAAGGAACCGTTACAGGTGTTCCAACGGGCGACTCTATTCAAACGGTTTCATTTGCAAATCTTCCTACCAATTCATTTTTCGCTGGTGTAACTCCAATTGCCACGGCAAGTTTAGGAGCATCACCAACGCCTCTTTTTGCTGTGGTTGACGCAAGCAAAACAACATCTGGATTCTCAATTAGAGTTGAGAACAATGTTGCACAAATTACAAGTATAGATTGGGTTGCAATCTATTCTGTATAAACAAAAACAATAAACTAGAACAATAATATGCTTAAAGGAACAGACCCAAAACTCACGCTTGATGGAACTTCCACTCGCGGTAAGATCAGCACCGCCATGGGCAATCAAAAGCTCAATGGTAAGGGTGGAGTGTATAGCTCCAAGCCAATGCCGACAGTTGGGAAACCCGTTAAATAATTATCGGAATCGATAATGGACACTCTCGATGAGATGGTCGAGGTGGTTAAGGGGTTTGTTGGCGACAGTGGAACGTGTTCCACGGAACGCGCCATCAAATCCATCAACCAAGCTAGACGCTTACTTTGGAACAAGCGTGAATGGAATGCTACGCATGAATACTTTTGCGTGTGTTGCGTTGACGGTTGTTTCACGCT